CATGTCAGGTTGAGCAGTAGCGAGAACAACAAGGAAAGGATGATCAAGTGGAGGGATGGCTTGTCTGCGACCGGGTGCACCGGGGACGAACTTATTAGCAGCACCATAAAGAGAGATGACATGACTGAGTACTTGGAAATCTGGCGAGCTAGCTTTCTTGGCACTCGCCATGTACCTCGCCGCTTCATCCCACAACCAGCAACCGATGCCCTCCTCACCCAGCATGTCGAGCATTGCATAGTACGACTGAAAGTTTTGGATGATGACGTCTTCGAGACCCAGTTTCTTTCCGAACTTACTAACAGAGCGCAGCACAGTGTCCTTGCCTCCGCCTGTCGGAGAGGTAACCATTAAGTACGGTTGCAGTGGCGTATCCCATCCCTGCACGATGTAGTTATTGCAGGTTGCCAATGCCGTGCATGTAATCCCGGAAGCTAATCCGAATATTGGTTGATCAATAAATGATTCCCGGTTAGCCCACTTTGCAATCTCACCGACAAGACCGGGCACCTCTAATAGAGAGTCATCGAACGTTAACTTGGTAGGCTCCACCCGAAGTTTCGGAGGCTCCATGATGAGCCTGCCTTCCATCTTGCCAGCTGTCGTCCACCGTTTCAGTGCAGCGAGCACTGGCATGCTCATCCATGCTTCGAGAGATGTAAATCCTTTCGTACGATCACCCGCTTTATGATGCTCGACGGTGTTACGCACGGAGTTTACTCGATCATCGATCTCGTCTTCTTCATCTTGAATGACGTTGAGTACTGCCTCCATGACGCGACCGATCTTTTCTTCGGGCCACTCCTGATGACAGAGCGCACCTGTGCATGCGTGCACGTAGTCATGACGTGAACCTGCATCTGGATAGAAGTGAGTGAACACAGATGCGACTGCAATCTCATCAGCATAACGTTCGAGGTCAAGCTTGGTCAGCTGCGTGAAGTCTTCATCTTCATCAGTGCAGTAAATGCCGCCTTCAGGATGTCGAGATGGGGGAATAACAGACTGTGCTCCTGTGGCACGGATCTCGACGATGGTGCCCAGTTCTTGGACCTGCCACTTGCGCGTCTGGGCACCGATGACTTTGAATACGTAGTGCGAGCGCTCCTTGCCTGTGCGCCCGTAGATGAAGGTCTCCGGGAGGATGTACTCGGCGACCCAGATCGCCTCTTCCATGTCCAGATCAACATCCGTGGCATGGTCGGAGGCGTCGCCCCAAAGCGCGCCAATGTTATCTCCGGGCTTGAATGCACCATTTTCGAGATCGTCCTCGACCAGTCGAAGGTGGGGCCAATTCATTGATTTTGGTCGCTTTGATCTACTCCGGAGGGGTACCGTGTAGACTTTCTTTTCCAACCAGTACTTTGCTGTTTGCGTTGGATCAAACCCTGCTTTATTCTGTGCCATCTCGTCTCTTCTAGCGCTGATGCGAGAACCGGAGGGGAGGGGGTCCTACCTCTGTTGGACCTCCTCTTTTCCACTTCACTGAGTGTTTATTGTCTGTCGGGCGGACCATCCTAACAGCACAACCGGAGCACTGGAAATGGTCTTGAGCGACAGCGACTCGTGGCGAGTATAAACCCCCACTGTACCGACTGCGGTCTCCACGCTAATGCGAAGACGGTCTGCATGGCAGGTGATGGTCCGCGCAAACCGAAGGACGTTACGGTGATGGTAATTGGTGAAGCGCCGGGTGCCCATGAAGATCGGAAGGGTATCCCCTTCATCGGTGAATCAGGTCGAATCCTCCGCAATGAATTGAAACGCAACGACCTGATCGACAACACCTACATTACCAACTTAGTTAAGTGTCGTCCCCCAAATAACAGAACTCCCACGGCAGCAGAAATCAAAGCGTGTCGTCACTACCTCGACGAAGAGATCGCCGAATTAAAGCCCAGTTACGTTGTAACCGCTGGCGTACCTGCGACCAAGACGCTTTTCCGTGGCAAAGCGAAGATCAATCAGTTCCATGGCGAGGTCATTAATAATCCGAAAGTCCCGTACATCGGGATGCCAATATTTCATCCAGCGTACACGCTTCGAGATCCGTCGAAGCTCCCCGGACTTCAGGACGATCTCGCCCGACTTGCTCGACTCATAAGCGGTGGTCTGCGCAAGGACACAGTCAACTGGTCGGTTGTCCGTAAAGGCAATCTCAGCACCTTCATCCGAGAATTTGAGGAAGCATCCCGCTTCGCATTTGATTGCGAGACATCGGGGCTTTTCCCATTCGATCCGAACGGGTACATCACTGCAATTGGTATCGCCCTTGATCATAAAACGTGGGTCATTCCGGGTCTTATGCATCCGGAGTATCAGCAGTTTTCCCATAGCCCCTTCGCTCACGGTAATGCTTTGCGTCAGTTGATGCAGTTGTTGTTTTTTCTTGCTCATAGGGATAACAAACGTACGTACGCACAGAATGGAAAGTTTGATAACAAGTGGATGCGGTGCCAGTTTGGAGGCTCGTTCCACCTGCACTTCGACACCATGCTCGCACATCATATACTGGATGAGAACCTTCATCACGACCTGACCAGCCTGTGCCGCACCTACCTCGATGAGCCTGAGTACGACATCCCGTTGGAAGAGAAAATTGGCAAGAGCACCAAGCCCGTGCGGAACTACAAATACTGCGCACAGGATGCCGCGTACACGCTCAGGTTGGGCATCCTCTTCGAACAGATGCTCAGGAAGCAACCGAATCTCCATCGTCTCTACTGGAAGATCACGATGCCGGGAGCCCGTGCGATGGAAGATGTCGAGATGGAGGGTCTGACCCTCGATGAGGATGCACGCAAGGAGATTGGACTGGAGTTGTTAGCAGAGAAGATCACGGTGCGCGAAGAGCTGAACGAGATCGCAGGTTACGAGTTAAACTGGGACAGCCCTGCGCAGATTGCAAAACTCCTATATGAGGAGCTGGGATATCGCTGCAAAGTTTTTACCAAGAAAAAGAAACCGTCTACATCCGAAGAAGCACTGCTCAGTATCAGCGACAAACCTGTAGTCAGGAAAATTCTCCAACTTCGTAGTGCCAGCAAGTTTTTCAACACATACATTAAGGGCTGGGAAAAATATCGTGTTGGCAACACATACCATTTCGATTACAAACTCCACGGCACTGTCACCGGCAGATATTCTTCTCCACTCCATCCTATCCCTCGGGATGGAAGAATCCGCAATCTGATGACTGCCCCTCCCGGTTGGACACTGTGCGCACTGGACATAGCCACGGCAGAGATGCGTGTTGCTGCACACCTCGCCCGTGACCCGGCGATGCGTCAGTGCTTCATTGACGGTGTAGATATCCACTGGCGCACGATGATTGAAAACCTACGCATCAGCCGGGAAAGTGAGTGGACCGATTTAGTGTGGTTCACAGCAGAATGTCTTGAGCCAACTTACATGCGCTGTAGCAAACCTACGTACAGTGACTGCCTTGACATCATGATGAAGGCAGGTCCGAAGAAGTGCATCAAGATCGAACCACGCTGGTACGAAGCTAGAACACGTGCCAAGGCTATCAACTTCGGTTTCATCTACGGCATGTATGAGAACAAATTCATCGAGCAGGCACGCAAGGACTATGGCTGGGAGCCCAGCAAGCAAGAGGCAAAGAATGCACGTCGCGCATACTTCCGACTGTACTCAAGACTGGAAGATTGGCACACCAGAACTAAACGATTGGCGCGTGTGAATGGTCACGTACGTTGCCTGACTGGTCGATTACGCAGGCTTCCCGGCATCCATGCTAAGGACAGGAAGGTACGGTCGGAATCTGAGCGACAGGCAATCAACTCAGGTGTACAAGCAATGATCGGGGATTACAAAGCAATGATCCTGATCGAGATGCATCAGACATTCTCACGTAAGAAAGTACGACTGGTCGGTGAGCACCACGACTCAGTACTGACCATCGTGAAGAACGAATGTATCGACGAGTGCGTGCCCAAGATGCTGAAGATCGCAGAGCGACCAAAGCTGATGGACACATTCAAAATCAAACTCAGCGTGCCCATGGAAGGTGAAGCAGAGCTGGGACCATGGGGCAAAGGAGAGAAGTACAATGTCGCAGCCTGAGCATATTAGTTTCAGTGAGGTCAGTTCCTACCGTCGGTGCCCTAAGCAGTGGGAGTACCGGTACCTGAAACGCATCAAGCGCAAGTTCAAAGGCGTGCGATTACTCCGGGGTGAGATTCTGCACGAGATGCTCAATGCGTATGTGAATTCGAAAATCATTAAGGGCTACGACGGCAATGACCCGTGGGATGTGCTCGAAGAATATGCCGACAAGTTCGGTGCATATTTTGAAGAAGAACGCGACATGCACGGAGATATCATCGGTGACTGCGGCAAGATCTTCGAGGGTTACCTGCGCAAGTACCGCAAAGATCCCCTGACGTACGAAGCAAGTGAGGTCAAGGTCGAGTTAGATTTGAGTAAGCTCGGCAGTGGTGCGATCAATGTCACGTTCATTGGTTTCATCGACAAGATTGCACGTGACCCACAGGATCGCCGATGGATTGTGGATCATAAATTCCTGAAGTCCATTCCAACTGCGGATGATCGGTTCGCCGAACTACAGCTACTGTTATACGTGTGGGCATACGGCATGGAGAATCCGAAGGATAAGCTCGATGGTGTGTGCTGGGACTACGCACGGGCGAAGGCACCGACTGAACCTGAGGTACTGAAGAGCGGTGAGTTATCGAAGCGCAAGAATCTGGATTGTGATCCGTACACTTACCTCAAAGTGATTCGAAGAGAGCGTCTTGATGCGAAACAATACGTAGACATGCTGGAGTTGCTCGAAGGCAAAGAGGACACGTTCTTCGAACGCGTGTTCCTGCCCAAGCCCAGCACCGATATGATCATAGAGGTGGTCAATGATTTCCTGCAGACTGCAGCAGAGATTCAGGCTAAGCGGGATGGCGGACGTTGCGCACGTAGCATGTCAACTTTTAATTGCAACACCTGTGAGTTTCGTACATTGTGCGAGGCCGAAGTCCGCGGGCTCGATTCTAATTTCATAATGAAGAGCGAGTACGTACCACGAGGAAATAAACATGGTAGCTAAGAAAAAATCACCAGTAATAAAAAAACGCAGGCCGATGGGCGCTAAGAAAATCGCCAAACGGATTGCAAAAAAGAAAGCAGCGAAACCGACATCGATCCTCGACAAGATTAAACCGGTCACTGAACTCAAAACCAATTTGGTCATGATGGTGTACGGTCGCTCCGGCACAGGCAAGACACACTTCGGTTCGACATTCCCGAAACCTGTTCTGTTCATCGACACGAATGAACGTGGCACTGAGACCATCGCACTAGAAGAGGAGATCGATGTCGTACGTATCACTGAGTGGGCAGAGATCGACGAGTTACTCTGGGCACTGAGCGACGGCATGGATTACAAAAGTGTCGTCATCGATCAGGTAAGCAATTTGCAAGACATCGGCATGACAGAGGTGCTGCGCAAGTCACGTAAGGGCAGAGACGAGACATTCACGCAGCGTAACTGGGGGCAACTCTCCGGAATGCTGAAGCAATTCATCACTGACTTCCGTGACCTGTCTGACAATTACAATCTGCTCATGATTGCACACGAGCGTGTGAACGAAGGTGGTGACGAAGACGAAGAAGCTATCGAGCCCAGTATCGGAGCACGCGTCATGCCCTCAGTCAGTGCATTCCTCGATGGTGCAGTTGACTCCATCGGGTCCACGTTTATTAAAGAGCGTTGGGAGACAGAAGACAAAGAAGAAGTGCGCCATGTGGACTACTGTATGCGAATCGGTCCCCACGCGTTTTACTCAACAAAGATTCGCAGACCGGTGTCCGCTGGTCCTATCCCGGAACTGATCGTCAACCCGACGTTCAAGAAAATCCGGGACTTGACTTCGGGCAAACAAAAACCAAGACGAAAAGCTAGGAGATCAAATTAATGGCTACGAAGAAAAGACGAAAGGCACCATCAAAGAAAGCAGGACGTGGGGGGCGTAGAAATACAAACGTCATCACCGTTGACTTCACTGATGTGGAAGCTGGGGGTGGAATGCCAACACCTGATGGTTACTACGTCGGTGAAATCATGAGTGCTGAACAGGAAGTCAGCTCTGCAGGCAACGACATGATCACTGTGCGTTGGAAGACTAATCTGGGTTCGACAGTGTTCGACCGCTTCGTGTTGCTGCCGCAGTC